CGTGCTGCAGAGCGTGCTGTAGAGCGGGCTGCAGAGCAGTGCTGCAGAGCGTGCTGTAGAGCGTGCTGCAGAGCGTGCTGTAGAGCGGGCTGCAGAGCAGTGCTGCAGAGCGTGCTGTAGAGCGTGCTGCAGAGCAGTGCTGCAGAGCGGGCAATCTAGGTAATCTAGGTAATCTAGGTAATCTAGGTAATTTTGCGGTTTCGGAAATTTTTTCCGATGAAAACCCAGCTCCTTATAGGCCTTCCAGAATTTGGCCGTTTTTGGGGCGGTGCTGCAGGGCGGTGCTGCAGGGCGGTGCTGCAGGGCGGTGCTGCAGGGCGGTGCTGCAGGGCGGTGCTGCAGAGCGGACCTGCAGAGCAGAGCGCAAAAAAAAACGGCCAGTCTAAGACTGGCCGCAAAAAAACGGGTTGTGAAAGCGCATTTAAACGCCGACGAAAAATCCCCGGCTATGCTCAATCATTTTTAGCGCTTTCGCGCGCGATTTCGGAAGTTTAGTTTTCAGACCAACGAAAACTCCGCGCGGATCGCGAAAACGCAAATCGTCAGAATCCCCATCAATCACCGGAATTCCATTCCAGGCACCCGGGATCGTTCCGCGCAATGAAAACCGATCGTAAAACGGAACCGCAACGTTGATCCCGGATTCTACCATCCGGCAAGCTTGCGAGACATCAATGTTTTCGCTCCAACTAAACGTCAGATGATAGTTCTTTGGCATTTCACCAGATTGGAATCGGCGCGCGTACGATCTGACCTTAGTGTAGCCATAGATGTTCCAATGCCGAAAATCATCAAACAGCCAGGGCGCGATTTGTGGCCAGTCCAGATCACTAAACGTGTTAGGCCGAAACGCTACTGGAATATTGAGTCGGCGCGATTTCCGGTCGATTGCCGCGCACTCAGCCCGCAGAATCTCGCCAAACAATTCTGGATCCTGAAATAGCAGCCTAGTTCGACCGATCCGAGATCGTCGAATTGTACCAGGGTCGTATTCTGCGCGCCCCCGATGCGCAACGCATGGTGCAACGCACAATCCCGCATCGGGACAAACATTGTGACCGGACGATTTCGCCGGCGACAATGACAATCCAGCATTGTAAAACCCGATCGCTTTCGCGAATTTTGAGTTGTGACCTGGCAAACTCAGGAGACGGGTGAATCCGTATTCCCGCGCGTTTTCGGCGCACTCTTTTAAACTCAACATTTCTCAACCCCTCAAAAAAAACGGAATGACGATAAAAATCAGGACAAGCGCGCACTGGCCTAAAATCAGCGCGCCTATGGTGCACCAGATACAATCTAAAATCCGTTGCCGATTCACTGCTCTTCTCCTGCCTGTTGAGTTAACACCGGCGCCTTATGGCAGGTAAAACGGATGGCGCCCCAGAATAAACTGACCTCAAAATCCAGTTTGGAAAACGTTTCCGTTTTGATAACGGGCGGCGCTTTCAGGCTACGGACTGGCGCAACGCGATCCTGCTTCCTGCGTTGCATTTCGGCTTCCAGCCTAGTTGGTTTCTGCTTCGGCATCTCAGCGGCTCCACTTAGTAAAGAAATGAACGCCAACAAGTCTATTGAACATTACGACGCAATGGAGCGCCAATATTCAATATATTTCTACAGATAGCAGAAATCGGCATTGCGCCGGGAGGCAGTCTGCGCTAGCTTGTTTTCGTCGCGGCCGCAGACATTGTGTTAAACTAGGCAGTCTGGGTAGTCTGGGTAGTCTGGGTGGACTAGGTAATCTGGGTAATCTGGGTAATCTGGGTAATCTGGGTAATCTGGGTAATCTGGGTAATCTGGGTAATCTACGGTTTTGGCCGTTTCCCAGGGCGGGGCGCGCGTTCCCTATAGGGATCCTCAGAATTTGGGGGCTTTTTCAGGACTGACCAACTGTTTGAAATGTTGGTCAGGATTTTTTTTATTTCCTGAAAGCAAATTGTGCGGGAACCTAATTGCAGAAAGCTCTGGCAGCCCTTCCGCCGCGATAGTGCGATTGTCCTGTCCGCCGCAGCATCTGTCTCGCAAAAGCCCGCCTGCCCGCTGCACGCTCGCACAGGTGGCTGCCATAGCCATTAATCGCGGCAAGCCCGTATCGTGCAACGTTGGCGGCCGCCTGACCACAACAGAAGGATCCTGCTCAAAAGCGCACAAAAATGCCCCAGCAAACAGCCAGAAGTTCTGGAGCTAATTTGCCGGGGCGATAGGGGGGGGGTCTTGTTTTTCAGGGCGGGGTCATTTTTTTGCCGGCGGCCGTCCCATCCCTCCCAACGCTGGGAGTTTTTTCCGCGCCGACTTCGTAAGCGCTTCCTCGAGGATCCGTACTGCCCACTGGGATTTGTTTGGATACCCAGCTTTCGCAGCCGCAGCTTCCCACGCCTGCTGCCTGGCTCCGCCGTCTGAAATGTTTATCTGCAGATTGCTGATGCTCATTCGTACACTCCCTCCAAAGTTATGTTGTTGTAAACATAGTCACCGTTTTCGTCTTGGGGCCATCGCGGCGCGACCATTTCACAGTTCAGCTGATTCCGGCGTCGCTTCACGGCGTGATAGCTCTCAATCAAATCAGTGTACCTGCAAATCGCGACAAATTTGGCGTCTAGCTCATGATCAACTAAATCAGCTGCCAGCAAGGAGGCTGTCTCTACGAGTTTCTCCTCAGCTTCCAGGAGGAAAGTTTCATCAGCGATGATTTCTCGCTCGTTTTTCTTTCGCGGTTTTGTGTTAGTCATTGCTTTCGCTTTCTGGGTACGGGTCAAATTTAGTGATAGGTGAAAAGGATTGAATCTGCGTCACCTTTTACCAAAAACGCTTCTGGCAACATGTCGGTCATAATTTGCCAGTAGTGTTCGGCCGCTGGAAAATCCTGATGGTCAATCCAGTTCCAGAGTCGCGTGGCGTTGATGAGCCATCTATATGACAGCTCACTGCAACCGCCGAAATCCTCGAGGGATTGCAAATAGATTGTCGCGCACAGCTTTCGCACTCGAGTCTCATTGTCTCGCTGCGTTAACAGGGCGTGAAAGTGATTTTTGAAAGCGCCCATTGCTTTGCCTTTCGTTGATGTGTTTACAGAAACCGTGTTCAGCGCTATGCTGCTTCCAGCACTGCGGCCGTAAAAGAATAACGCACAACCCCGAAATGATAATGGACTTTTTGTAATTTTATTGGATTTTCGAGGAAGTTTTCGAGGATGGCTGCGGCAGTGCTTTAGGCAAGCTGGGTAAGCTGGGTAAGCTGGGTAAGCTGGGCAAGCTGGGTAAGCTGGGTAAGCTGGGTAAGCTGGGTAAGCTGGGTAAGCTGGGCGGTCTGGGCGGTCTGGGCGGTCTGGGTAATTTGGCGACTTTCACAAAAAAATCGCAAAGGAAAAAGTCGCTATATGGCCGTCCAGAATTTGGGGGCTTTTAGCGACGTGCCAAACACCCCAACATTAATGCGCGCAATAGAAACCGCGTTTCATGGCGCAAGCGGCGACTTGAGAAATCGATGCGCAGGTGTGTTTGCAGTGCAAAGCCACCCGCATTTTCCCTGACGGTTATTTCGGGAGAAACCTTCCGTCCGCATCAATCGTGACTGAAGTGTATGCTGGTCGATGGTCTCGTTTTTCTCGAGAGATTTTATCCCTGATTGCTGCAAGACGTTGCCGGCGATCAGCCATTTCAGACTCCAGCTTTTGGGCTTCATCCTGCAAGCGATTAATTTCCTGTTTCTCCATAGCCGGTTTCTATTTGCGAGGGGGGGGTCTTGTTTTACGAGTCGTCTGGCATTCGGTAGCCCAATCGCCACAACAATCGAGACAAGTCGGCCCCGAGATCCTGCACAGCAGACTCGTCCCAGTGCCACGCAGCGGCATGCAGGCTTTCGTGCAGGATTGCCTCGAGCCTCGCGCGCCCAACTAAACGCGAGTTAATGAGAATTTCTTTCCGGGGCTTTTCAGGATGATCACATCGACCGTGATCAGGCTTCTCACCCTTTACACCCCGAAACGGCGTGAACCGAAGCTTCCATTTTTTGCCAAGGATTGAAACCATCATCTCAAACCTCCGCCTCTCTAATTTCAAATTTCACAACGGCTTCAGTTTTGTTCTTAATATTCCTTTCTTCTCTCCCGACATAAAATCTCAGCCAATAAGCACCAATTGGTTTTGGAGGTTTCCCGGTGCCGATATGCCAGCCACCAACGCCGTCACGGTATTCATCCTTATACGTCGGGCATTTAACGTACACGACTGGGCGATGCACAACATTGCCCTGCTCATTAAGCCGGATCCTCATGTCTTTAGTAATCCACTGGTCATGGGTATGACCGCTGCACATAATGTCAGCATTGTCGACGTAAGCGAGTTGCCGACTGCGTTGGATCATATCTTTGGTCACCGGGCCACCGCCCCCATAGCCATGGGTGTGCCAAAGGCGAACTGACTGACGCTGCGTTGAGCCGATCGTGAACCGAAACACACACCAGCCGGTATATCCCGTGCAAAGAAACGGTGCTCCAGTTCGATCTCTAAGGCGTGCCGCCAACCTTTCAATAAGGTTAGTCTCGTGGCGTTTTAGGATTGAGGCTTCGTGATTCCCTGCTCCCTGCATAACCCAATTGTGCGCGTATGGCTCATAGAGGTCCGCATGGGTCGACACAAGAGCATCGAGGTAATCATCAACCTGATGTTCTGGCCGCAGTTTTGATTTGCTTTTTCTGGGATCCCAAGCCCCCTGCATAGCACAGAAGATGTCCCCAAAATCGAGGATTCCTGCGTTACGTTCTTTCGCTTCATCGAGGTGTTTAATTTGCAGATCAATGCAGCTGTCAGGGTTATCTGTATGGGCATCTGACCTTAAGAGAAACCAAGCCTCATCGCCGGCTTTTAGTGTTTGCCGAACCGTTACCACATTCGGAGTGGAAGCCTGCTCCACTGTAAATGGAAGTTTGTCTTTTCCCTTGACCTGTCCCATGATCGACTCCTTCGATTATGCCGCATGTGATTTTAGCACCCATTGACGAACCAGATATTCCAGAAACGCTTGCATCGCATATCGAAACGCAAACGCTAAAACCCACGACAGCAGCCCCGCTGGCAAAATGCCATTCCGTTGCAGTTCCGTCGTGGCCCATTTTGTGCGACGTTGGACCAGTTCATCCTCTGACACGCATTGGCTAGTGGACTGTTCCTGTACCCCTACCCATCCTGATGCCCATAGATAGGCTGCGCATCGATCTGCAGTGTCCGCGTATTTTTTTGGCAACCTTGAATGGCGGCGGGCATCACGGACTGCTCTACGCAAAGCTGACGACCGCAACAATATGATGTTTGCAGAAGCAGTGTTCATATGCCTAAGCCTTTCAGAACTGACCTGAAACCGTCCCTACTGGCGTCACAACTCTCCAGCTACTTCTACCAATCTCAGCGTAGCACAGGTCTGGATTCCACGGCCCCGGAATGTCGATCTCCGGTGGTGGATCCCAATCGATTCGAAGGCAATCCTGCTGCCGAGTCAGGGCCAGTGTGAGACGCGGGCCGATCGTCACATCTGCCGCGCGGCTAAGTTCTAACCGCCCGTCGATCAGTCCATTGATCAATTCTCTGGCATTCATCGGCGACGCCTCACCCGACACTTTCCGCCCGGACAATTTAGGACAGATCGCGAAAACTTGGATGGCGTCGACTGTTTCGTTGCCGACTTCCCTGAGGTGTGAGCGTGGCCGTGAAGTCGTCGCAGATCTTGCCACGCCAGTCCAGACAGTTCGTCTTCGTTCAGCCCATGCTCATCAACCAGATGTGATCGCAGCAATTCTGCAGACTGTTGCCCTCGTCCGTTTTTGTATTGCCAAGCTGCACCAGTGTACGTTTGCAGCACCCGCTGGATTTCCGATTCCTCCGGTGCGATTTTTCGCACTGGCTCTTCTGGCTCGCCTTCCGGTTCCTCTGGTGTCGCTGCAGCTTCCAGGCATTGGCACGCACTCGACTGCATCGCTTCAATTCTGGCAGTCAGTGCGGCCACCTCGGCACGTAGCTCATCCAGTTCGGAAGTTGCCACGTCCACTGGTGTAGCTTCAGCGATTGGCCCTGTAAACTGGCCAATTAAGCAGCATCCTCCCGCCAGAATTAAACTAATCGCCCCGATTCCTCGCATGTTCATTTTTTGCCTTTCAACAAACCTTTAGTTCGTTTTTCCAATCGTCCAGATTAAAACTGCGCGGCGTCACGCCGGGCATATCGCTTAAGCCAATGGCCACCGTAAATCGGTGGCGAAACATTTGTTCGATTGCTTTCGGTGCCCACTCGGACCAGCCGCGGTTGCCCCACTTCGCGCCCCAGCTATTCATCATCCAGACATATGGCCGCCCGCTGCTGTCCTTGCGTTCACTGAGCGAAAACAGCCCGACGGCATGGCCACCACCACCGCCTCTGAAAGACTCCACGACCGGTCTTGACATCTTGGAACTCCAGCTGATTCCAATCGAGATGCCCCCCTGACCGCTGCCGAGAAACGCCCGGACGGCCCCGTAAGACTCTAGTCGACAGCTCGATTGGATTTTGTACTGTGCAGCGTTTGTGGTGATCTCTGACCAGCCCATCGGCCGCTGGCTCCGGTAGGCTGCCGGATACGGCCAAAGGCGCTCTTCGCAGATCCCGGTGGTTGTGGCGAGCTTGACCCCTCCGCTGATCGTCGAGCCTCGATCGCCCCGGATCCCGTCGATCCGCTGGGTTTCGTAGTAACCCATCGCTCGAGACAGTTGCAAATCTTTGTCGCCTGACTGGAGGATGTACGACCACTCGCAGGCACTGGTCAGCGCGTGCCCCTGGCACGCCCCCTGATTGCGTTGGTTTTCAACCTTCAGCACATCACGTGGATCGATCGTGACTTCGCTGTAAGACCCCACCAAGCCCATCACGGCAGAGTCGTCATTCAGAGTCGAGAGAAACTGCTGGTCTTCGTCGTCAACGAGCCAGCCGCCTATGTATCCGTCTTCACTCACCGTGCCAGCCTTTCGGCCAGCTCGGCCTCAGTGGCAGTATGCATCGCCGTCGCGGCGGCTTCGAGGTATGGGGCAAATGACTCAGTAATGATCCGCCGCGACTGCTCGTTGTGCCATTCCGCCTGTTCCGCATCGTTGGCGAACTTTTTGCTCGCCATTTCCCGGAGCATGGCAACACGGGCAGTCCGGTCCGCCGCGTACGACTCCGACAAACAGTCGTCGGTGACTGGCTCGGATCCAGTCGGCAGATACGGCCAGAGCAACACAGCAGCCCCCAGCAGCATGGCAATTCCGCCTGCTTCGAACGACTTCATTCTGCGTCCTCTTCAAGGCGGTCCAACTCAGCCTCCATCACCTCAGCACGAGTTAGTTGATGGGCTGCGTATGTCCACCGAATCTGCGGCGAACAATTTGCAACAACTGTGTCAGAAATCATCTTCAGGTAGGCATTCACCCGCTGTGGCGCAGGTGTATCAGACCCAAATTCCACATCTCGTTCGTGACGATTATCTGGGCGAAACCAACCAACAGCCTGCCGCGCCAGCTTAAGCACAAACGAGCCACCGAGCATCGTTGCACCGCTGACCAGCAGCATCAGGCCGGCAATTAAGTTCCAATTCAATTCGAAGCTCACGAGTCGAGTCCAATGTTTGCCCCGGATTGCGCAAACTCAAGCACAATCCTGACCAGCGGTTCAAACGCATCATGGATTTGATTCGAAATGTACACCTGCACAAAAGACGGCAGGGGAGCAACGGCAACGCGAGCAATGTTGTTCAGGATGACCTGCAGGGTTGCCTCCAGTTCAGCATCAGTCAGGCCATCTGCGGCAGTAAGCAGAAACGGCCAGATCGATGCGGGAATTGCAGGGATGATAAGCTCCAGTGCTGAGCGAATTTTCATCGCTTCCTGCTCTTCGTCCCAGATGCCCGGAATATTGATCCTGGCGTTTAAGACAGAGACAAGGTCTTCGATGATTTTTTCTGGGTCTGGTGTTTCGCTCATAGGAGCCTCGCTTTTCTGGTTTGGAGGAAGCTCAATGTACCGGCGTACACACCATTTCGTCAACGCGGGTTGCTTTTCACCTACTCACGCAGGAACTGGCAAACCGTCATGAATGACCGTCATGAATGACCGTCATGAATGACCGTCATGAATGACCGTCACCGTTTTGGGGCATCGGTGACGGTTTCCCGCAGACCTTGGGAATTTTGCGGGAAATTCCCGGCGGAGTTCCCGAACTTCCCGGAAAGCCCCCAAACAGCAGGTAACCACCGGGAATCTTACGGGAATTCTGCGGGAAATTCCCGGCGGAGTTCCCGCAAGAAGATTCATCAAGAAATACATCACCCCCCCCTCACTCTATAAAACATGGGTGAGAAATACCTATAAAAGCCGAGAAGTTGATTTCTCGACAGGAAGGGGAGACCCCATTGATGTATTTGAAGAATATAATATATATTAACATATATATGTATATACCATGTAAAACACTGTGTTTCCGCCACTCATCTCGCGCGAGATCTGTCAAAAAAGACCTTGAGGCAATGACGCACGATTTGACGTTTCTTTTCAGAAAGATCAGATCTGTCAAGAAATGTCAAAGCCGGCTTTGCGGTTCGCTGACACAGGCATGCAACGGTTGCGGAATTCGTTGCAGCCACAAACTCAGGAGGCCGGTTCAAGCCACATTGTTGGCTTAGTTTTGCCCGGTACTGTGGTGCAAACAATCAGCCCCGCCTCAGACAGTTCCCTGATAATGTCCCTGCGTTCCTTTTCGCGCAGGTACTGAGTTTTTCGCGTAAACGCTGTAAGCTCGATCTTCCTGTCAATCTTCGAAAGAGCTTTCTTCTTCAGTCGCTCCCACGGGCTGTCTGAGACGTTCTTTTCGATTTTCTGGATAAGCTTTCGGGTCAAGTGGTTCTGGACCTCGATCGCCCACTCTGCGTCGTCCATGTTAACCTCAAACGACTGTCGGGAGGCGGCAGCGAGCATGGCCAGCTTGTTGGCTTTCTCGCTGGATCGTGACCAAATCGCAGCATGCACCGAATCCTCGCCGATCCGCTTGTTGGAAATTCTTCGCATGTGATCAAGAAGCCGTTTCTCCACTTCAGGCGTCCAGCCCATCTCTCGCGGGCGAGGATACGATCCAGCGAGGTTTCCTCCAGACGGCTCATAATCGATCCAGAATTTCGCCTTCTCGACCAATTCAGCAGGTGGCTCCAGCTTATCGACTCCCAACGGCAGATTTTCTTTCAATGGAGCGTATTCAGGTGACTCGAAAATATGCAGCCGGTTTAAAAAGCCGGCATGCACTGATCCCATCGAGATAGACTCCCAGAGAGTAGATGGGGTGCAGGATCCCAATATCACGCAATGTGGCTGATCGATTCTCGGCGTCTTTTCCACATCTGCCAACGCTCGGCCCATGTACACTGTGTTGCTCGAGGTGTAAATCTTCAGCAACTCAGACTCAAGAGTCTTCAAGTACGGCTGCGCTTTGTCTGACAATATTTGCTCGAGGAAGTGCCCAAACTCATCAATCTGGAACAATGTCGCTGGGTGCTGCTCCAGCCTTGCGATCATGCCGGCCGCAGACCCCATATCTTCGGGTGCGATTAACTCCGGATGTCCACATGCCTCAAACAATCTTTTAGCACACTTGCGGCCATGGTCTTTGCCTGATCCTGTTAGCCCCATTGCCAAAATGAACAGATTTGACCGGCCGTTAAACCTGTCGCAAACTTTCCGGCCGGTCAGCAAAGACATGATTGCAAGCGCGGACGCCAAAAACAGTTCCGGCAGCTGGTACAGACAAGTGGCATCGATCCACCGCACAATTTCCCCGAGCATACCGGGGGCTTCATAAATCAAGCCTCGACGCAATGATTTGCTTTTAGGAGCGGGCGAAGAGCCGGTCATAAAGTTGCTAAAGTCGACCTCGGCCGGAATTGCCGGGATCTCCGGTTCGCGGTCCTCTTTGACCTGGCGAGGCGTCCCGTTCTTTAACCCTGACCGAACAGCCTTTAGGAACTCGTCTTCTTCCAGCGGTTCTATCAGAGACTGATTATACGCCCGACAGTGCTGCTCAACCATTTCGTCAGTTGCGCCTGGGAACGCTTTAAGGTTTCCAGACAGCCGAAAGATTGAGTTGTTGCGGTTCCCCGGAGCCTCAGCGTCGACCTGCTGCACATACGCTTCCATGCGTGCGTCCAGCGCCATTTCGTCAGACGTAACAACTCGCGATAGGGCAGGGACAGGCTGCGTTGAAGGGGCGAGACATCTGTCAGCGGAGGAAAGCAAAAACTCCGTGCAGATCCAGTCAACTGCAGCCTGTCCCTTTTGACTCGATTCCCGAGTGCTCAGGTTTTGCGTGCAAGACAATTCCGGGAATTCGTCCGGCCGGTAAGGCTCTTCTGTAATTACCCAAAACCGCTTACTGTCGTAAACCTCACACTGTTGCTTTAGGTCTTTATTGACAACATGTACGCAGCGAGAGCCTTCCAGCTTTTTCGCTTGTACAACAAATTTAACACCGCGACCACTGGGCGAAACCTCGCAATAAGCACAACCGGACAGCTTTTCGAAAAAAGGTTTGGCCCAATCAAGAAGGTTCTGGTCTTCGTCAAGGCAGTTATCCAGATCAACGCCGCAGAACGGATCTTCTTCGCTAAATACAAACGCAATTCCGGAAAACTTGCTTTTGACTCGCACGGCAGACTGATACGTCGACCATGTTGCAGGGTCGTTCGATTTACCCGGCGCGCCGGCTTTTGTCACTGGGATCTTATTACCATTGACAAGTTTCCAGTTTAGCCACTGCGCACGCTCTCGCAGGCATTTGGGTGCTTTCATGCTTTCAATCCTTTTTAAGTTGGCTTGCCGTAACGACTAGGCTTCTTCTCTTTGGTGCAGTGTGTGCAGGGTTTGCAACAAGCCTAAACAAGCGAACTGAGCGGTCGTATATTCCCGGTATGTTTTTTCGTCAGAAAAATCAGCCGCAATAACCGGGATGATGTTCTCAACAAAAAAGTCGGTCAGGAAGTCCTCACCAACTTCCTGCGCAAACTCAACGGCATTTGCGAGCCTTTGATCCAACTCGTGAGATACAATCGCCTGGAACATATCCACTGTGTAATACTCTCGTTTGTTATTGATGCATTCCTTGTAATAAGAGTAGAGGCTAATCTCTTGATTGCTACTGCCTGTGCGTAAGCGGCCTTTAGGGGGCCGGTTTTTAGGAGGTCGCGTTCTCGGCAGCTTTATGTTGCACCATGGGCAATTGTTTAATTTGCACCCGTGGCTGCACACTGCCTCCTCAGTGCAGTCATGGCACCACACAGCATCTTCGACAGTCACCTCCTCTCCACTTTCAATCCGCTGTCCGCATCGCTCGCAAAATGGCATCCAATTCCTCCTTTTAGAATTTACAATTCCCGAATAGGAATTGATGTGTTGTGATCATCTAGCTGTCTGTTTGTTGGGTGGTTTGGGTTGTCATGCACCTTCCAATCCTCGCCGGGCTTAATGTCGCTGGAAAGCATTAGTCCAATCATCCACACCAAAACCAGCAGCAGGGCCGCATAAGTAATCAGCCCAAACGCTAACTGAGTTATTGATGTTTCAGAACGGGACATGATCGTCACTCCAGCCGGCACCCTCCGGGATAACTTCGGCTGAATGCAGGATTTCGATTTCGGGGCGCTTGTCTTTGAAGTTAACTGTTTCGACCCGTCGCCACTGGCCTTCTTTGCGTGTTATGATTTTATAAGGTGCGCGAACTGCGTGACGTGAGATCATATCAATTGCCTCATCCACGCTCTCTGGCATGGGGTGGTCACTACGAAGCCGCCACCACTGGATTGCCTTTTGAAAGGCAAACCCGTTATGCTCAAAGCAGACCCACTCTCTTACAAGGTCACTGCGCAGATTGCCTTCGCCTGCCCCCATTCGGCGAACATGGTAAGTAACACGCAACGTTGGTGGCTTTATATCGTCGCCTTTGCGCTTGGTGTGCTTGTTGTAAGAAACCTCCTCGACTTCCCAGTCCACTTCTGATTCAACAGGCTCCAGATCCGCTTGTGCTAAATGATTTGATTCCGGCCGGGGAGTCCCGACTGGTTCAAACAAACAGTGCGGGCAAACAATTGTTCCGGGAGGAATGTCACCTTCGCAATTCGCGCAGATCCGGCCTCGCGTATTTGACTCCGGCACTTTGTGGCCGTCGTCTTGATCCCCATCCTCAACGAGGTATCCATAGTCGTCGCGGTCTGGTTCTCCGTGCCGTTTTCGGTTTCCCCCAAAATCCAAAAGCAGGCAATCGTCTTTGCCTTCATGCACCCTGAATCCACGGCCGACCATTTGCATAAACAACCCTGGCGACATTGTGCTGCGCAACACTGCCACGCAGTCTATGCGAGGGCTATCAAAGCCGGTGGTGAGAACGTCGCAGTTGACCATGAAACGCGTAATCCCCTGCTGAAACCGACGCAGTTGAGTCTGGCGTTCGAGTGGCCCGGTGTCCCCGGTAACACAGCCAACATCCTCTCTCGTTAATTTTTCCAGCTTGTCCTGAACGTTGTGGCAATGCGCAACACCACAACAAAAAACCAGCACGCTTTTTCGATCTGGCGTCAGGCTGACAATTTCCTCACAGGCGGACTGCACTGTCTGGTCATCATTAAAAGCCGCCTCCATTTGGCCGGCGATAAATTCTCCACCCCTAACCCTGACTCGGCTGACATCGACCGTCGAGGTTGGCGTTCGGGTCAAAGGTGATAAGTACCCGTCATTGATCAGGTCAGACACTTTCGCCTCATATGTGATATGATCGAACGTCCTCCCTTTCCCGTAGATCGGCCCTTCTCCTGTCCGGTACGGCGTGGCTGTCAGGCCGATAACTCGAGCTTCGGGGTAAGCTTGCAGCAACTTCTGATACATTGACTGCGACGAAGCGTTGTTATTAATTAAGTGTGCCTCGTCGATAATGATCAGGTTTCGCACTCCCATCTTTCCGGGGTCGCGATGAATTGACTGAATGCCGGCGACAACAAAATCTGAATCTGTGTCCCACGACCGCAGGCCGGCTGAGTAGTAGCCCACATTCTCCCCAATAAGCGTGGAGATCTTTTCTGCATTTTGCTGCAGCAGTTCTTTTCGGTGCGCGACAATCAGCACCCGGCCACCATGTTCTGCCGCCTTCTGGCAAAGCATGGCGATTTCCCAGCTTTTACCAGCCCCAGTCGGCCAAACGATGACTGGCCGGCCGCTGGGACTCTGCTTCAGGTAGTCCCACGTTTTTTCTAATGTCTCTGCTTGGTACGCTCGAGGTTTCATGGCAGGCTTTCAAAAAAAACTCCCCCGACCCGGCACTAGCATGTTACTACCCGGCGAGAAATAGCACATGCTTTTCCCGTGTGCCGCTTTCGCGTCCGATCGTAGCCGGGGGAGCGCGCATCAATCATGTCCCAAATGCTTCGCAGTAAATGACCTCTATGTCGCCAAACCATGGCAATCCATCAGGTCGAAGATTGCAGCTTTGAGCAAACTTTTTAATGGCGTTATGTTCGGCCGAAAGCTCTTCGCTAAGCTCTAGATAAAGTTTGTGTCGTGGATCAAAGCTTTTTTCGATTTGCGAAATTTCCCCGCCAAATCGCTCACACAAACACGCAATAAAAACATCCCTTGCCATAAACGTGTACTCACACCAGCCCATTAATCGCCGGCAAAATTCAGGAGTCATGTTCTCGTTTGGTTCGCTCATTGTTTGCTTTCTTTTTTCCTGACTTCGTTAAAAACGCCCTTACCCCTTTTGAGGCAAGGGCGGCATTGACCGCTGGACACGGTCGTGGCATCCATCCCAATGCATCCTTGTAGCAAATCTAAAACGGAACAGACGCTCCCACGCCGATCCCGGTCAAAGCATTCCTGATGAATTGCTTCGAGCGATGAGGCATGCGAATCGCGATGTCGTAGATCAATGCCCCGCCGGCTGACAACCGGCGAATCTCTTTAACATCACGGATCGCGGCTGGAATCTCATTCCGTGGCCACATACTTTCCGGCTTCGCGTTCACGCGGCCTTTGTTTCCAGTTTCATTTGTCATCGCCACAGCCTCACTCGAGCGGACATCCGGCCGTTGGTCGCGTAAGCATCGCCGACCAATTTCATCCGCCAGCGGGGTAGGCAGGTGCCCATCCGCCTGTGCGCCAAGCCCGCGCGGCCCCAACCTACGCCCTCAAACCGACAGTGCTTAAACACTCGCCCCACAGAAAACGGCGGGTGCCAGCGATGGCTGTGCCGGACCATCCAATCCGCCCGCATCTGAGCCACCTGCTGTGCCGTCAATGGCTGTGCTTTAGCCGGCTTCACTGCTGCCGGCCGGACCGGTGGAGCCGCTGCTGCTGTTGCTGTCGCTAAGATCAGAAGCAATATCGCTCGCATGTTGTAACTCCCGAGTTATCTGTCAGTCCTGCCGAATGCAACCTGTGTTAAAACGAGCACGCTCACCAAAACCGTGATCGCCAGTGCCTGTAATGTGTTCAAATCGCTCATAGCCGTCACTCCTTCTCCAGCCCCCCAGCCCGCAACGAATCACGGGCTGAGGCGACTTGACCATTAAAAAAAAGAACTACCAAGGCGCTTCCGAATCATCAGCCGGCGGATTTACCACCCCGCCCTTTGCGGGCGAGTACGCCCTGACCTCGTTCGTCAGTTCACCATTGTCCTTTCGCTTGCGAATGCCAACCGTTGCAATTAGCGGCCGGTTGTGCAGTTCCGCTGTGTCGTTTGGTCTTGGCACATCCACGGCCAAACAGACCGAAGCAAACTGCGACTTGCCGATTTCCATCGCTTTTGGGTTGTCGTGCTGATAAGTCAGCTGATCCCACAGGATCCGGCCTTGTTTAGGGCCGTCGATAACCTCCATCTGAAGCCAGATGTAATTTCCGGTTTTTGCCTTGTTGTCCCTCAAAGCAGAGTCGGTGATTGCAACCTTGTAATCGCCCTTCGGCAATGGTTCAAAATTCGACTCAACCTGCTCGACCTTCGTGGCATCAAATCCTGACAATTTACCACTCATCACTTTCCCTTTCGGTTTTTGTTGTGAGATTGCTTAATTGCGTCTTCGTACACCTGCCAGTCGCAGGGAATTTCAGGCGGTAAGCTCAGCCGAGACTTCGCAGTCACGCCTGGAGATTCCTGCGTACGGATGTATCGCTCGCTCTGGCCAAAGGCGATTGTTCGGCTTTGGTCGAACCCAGTCTTTTCTGATTTAGTGTAGACTCGGTAGTTCAAGTGCAGCACTTCGTCGCACCATTCCTGCCACAACAGTGACGCCAGATTGTGCAAGGCCGGCTGAAACCGGTCATAGCTGTCACTGCCGGGTGGCTCGTACCGTTTCACCTCAGCGTGACACAGCGCGATGATGCCACAATTGTGGACTTTCATCACAGATTCGAGCGTGCGAAGGATCTTTTCCCATTTTGACAGAGCTTGTTTGTAGCCCTTGCCAAAACCGATGTCTACGATCGACTCATGGTCACCGCGTACATCGTCATGGATTAGATTTTCCAGCCAGTCGAGAGTGTCGAAAACCAGCCAGTCCAGCTTATGCTCCACCGAATCAGGTGACGACAGTTCCATCAGGATCGTTCTTAGCTCGTGCAATGCGCCGATCCTTTCAGTTCGGACGCAGTCGATGTCGTTCAAACCATCTTCAAAATTCAAGAAAATGTGATTCGGCGAATGTGCTGCAAACGTTGACTTCCCTGTCCCGTGGGGGCCGTAGAGAAGCACCTTCCTCGGTGCAATCGTCTTTCCTTTGTGTAGCTTAATAACCATTGCTTTCCTCTTTCGTCGTTAGTCTTTAAGAAGTGTTTGAAGTAACAGCGGTTTCTTTCCTGCCCAACCCACCTCCGTTCCATAGCAATAACAGTCTTCGCGTGTAATGCGGCGAACTTCTGCCGCCTGAAAGTCACGCCAAAAGGGCATGGCCTCGCTCACTGGAAACCAGAACGTAACTGCCGGCTCGACTTTCGTTTTTAGCTCGCGTCGATTCCAGTGTATCAGGAACGCACAACTCGCCCCGAAGCGGCTGCGATCCAGCATGTGCTGCAGCTGCCGTTTCTTTTTGTCACGATACGGACCCAGATCAAATGAAGCCTGACTGCAAACCTTGCAATCCCAGATGTACTGGCGAGTCGATCCGGTCAGAATGCCTTCGAAGTCGGGCAGTGACTTAATAGCCACGATTCCCCGATCTCCACCGGTGTGAACCGCCTGCACCCCATAGCGACCGACAGACCCGTTAACACCAAGGGATCTCGCCCAACGAGCAATCACGTCTTCAAATTGCTTGCCCGTGTAATTCACTTCCCCTCCCGCTGCTTAGAAAGGGCCGGCTCAACTAGTTCTTCCCTGAGGATCGTCAGGTTTTCCGGGGCCTCAATCGCCAACCGAACCTTTTTACCTGTCGCACTAGCTTTCGTGATTGTAATTCTAATGTTGCGACCAATAAGAATTGATTGGCCAACACGTCGCCCGAGGCACAGCATGATGCACTCCTTTGCAAAAAAGAGTCGGCGGCAGATGCCTGCCAGCAAACCTCTGAAGGAACCGCTCCGTCAGTATCATGTCTGCCGCCGACCGGGGGACCATAACGCTTCCGTTACGAGTGGTCAACCCATAAAGTCAGACACTTCGCGTTTCAGCACTCGAGCGATTTTGTGCAGGGAAATTGCGGACGGCATGTATTCGCCACTGAGAATGCGAGAAACCTGCATTGCAGATTCCCCGCTTTGCCTGGCAAGTTCTGCCTGAGTGATCGGGTGTTGCCGCATTGCAGTTTTGATGCGACGCGCCATTTTGGCGTGAGGGAGTTGCTCAATTCCTGGCATTGCTGAGACCGCGGATTTCGGTGCGGAGTTGTGCTAACTCAGTGCGAGACTCGCTCAGTTCGTCTGTGAAATCGTCGACTACTTTACTGAGGGCCTCGTCTCGGCCACGGATGAACGTTCTCCATTCGTGCCGTTCACTGCGATGGCGTTCTTCGATCGCTGGTATGTGGCGAACGACTAAATACCACACCAGAGCGCCGAAGCCACCCATAGTGACTAGTTTAACTATAACATCGACCCATTCAACGGCATTAGTATCTGGGTTCATGTCGATTTTACTCCCCGGACGGCAATCCGCACAGGGTCTAGCTGCACGACCGAAGGCCCGGTAAAAGTGATTTTGTATTCAATGTCATAAGCGTCAGGAGCCGGGAAAACCGTAGAAGCGACATCGTGTCGAAAGTTATATCCAGTAAGATCGGTGTCCCACCGACTATCTGTTTGTAACGTGTCAAAAATAACATCAGAAACAGTTAGTGACGTAGCTTCTGTGTGAGCGGTTGTGCTGTCGTGTGAATAAATCTGGTATTCAATAGCCTGAACATCAGACTGCACAGCTGCTGCGCCGTTGTGCTCAACGCGCAGCAAAACGCTAAAGGCTGAATCTTCGCGAACTCTTCCTGACACATCCATTTAGCACCTACCTCACTTGACCGGCAGCAATTTTTGACTGATAGATTTTACCAGCAACGGCTTGCGATTGACATATCTGTCCTGACAATATCCCGTCCTGATAGACCTGCCCGGCATCAATTCGTCCAGAATGACCCGGCGGGGTGATCACAGGGGCATCGCCCAGTACGAGCCAAGCGTGAGCGTATTCCGTGCTATTGGTGTCGACCCACGTCTCAGTCAGGTTATTTGCATCTGCACTGATCGAAGCCTGCCCCACGACCGTTTGCGAATGATCGAAATTGCGCAGACCATAATTGGAAAAGAAAGAATCAGTATTTGTGACGCTTTCCCCGTCTTGGTCTAACGCTCCGCCGCTCGCCTGGCCGTCACTTTCTGCCGCCCAAAATCCCACGCCTAATCGTGAGTGATCAGTAGAAGCGGTGCTTTCGGTTTTCATACTCAGCAAACCGAGCGCAGCTTTCGGGGCAAAACCTGCGTCGAGGCTCACCGTCGAATCTGTCGCCGGCTGCGTTGCTCGAATCACTTTTGCCGCCGGGCCTTTGATTGCGAGTATCAAAACCTCGCGCGCAGTTCCGCCGAGTGAGTATTCCCAATCGAGCGTATAGCCTGTTTCATCGAGGCTACTAACCGTCGCCGTTTCCTGTGCGCCGCCGTGATGCGCAAAAATCGATATCAATTCATCGCGCATGAGCGATCGAGTTCCGCTCGTCGACTGATTGTTGAGCGCGGTTTGGTAGCAGCTAACGTCGGTCGTCCCGTCTGAAACTCCGAGGCCCACGTATGACCCAATCACGCGGTACGGAAGGTTTGCGGTTGTGCTTCCAAACAAAGCAATAAGTGCATCCGGCTGAAACCCTGGTGCAGTGTATGACACTTCGCCTGTTGCCAACGGTGTCTCAATTACATCAATCGAAATTTCTTCGATCGCATCACCGCCGAGCGCGAGGTGGCCAAATGTCCGGCCGTCGCCAGTGACTGTGCTCCAATACAACGTCGACTCCGCCGCCGCTAACCCGGTGACCGCAGCCGCTTCCGAGATCGCCGCGCCGTCGTTTAGGTGTGAGGCAACGTATGCTGTTTGGATTCCGTACTGAGTGTCCGACTTACTGCTCTGCGCGTCCTCATTGAAAAACGCGAAAGACGCCATTTCATCAGCGTTGCCGAAGCCAAAGCTGAAGTCAGCGTGTGCAGAAATCGCGGTTCCGTCGTTTTGCGTGCCCAGGTGAAACAACAGCTTCGGCGCATCACTTCCCCAATGCCCTGCGCTGTATGAGACGGTCTGACTGCCGACGGTCGTTGGCGCTGTTTGGTGTTTGACTTCGGCCAACAACGCCATCAGCCAATCCCCAGATCTGAGTTGAATTGCTCACGGGAATCGTATCCCAACTCCGCACGCATGAGCGTTTGTGTCACGTCGTTCCTCACGACGGCTCGAGAGATCGTCGTGGCGGTTGTCTCTGCTAGCCCGACGGCCGTCAGCGAATCGCGAATCGTTTCGATTTTCTGGACGACATGCGTTTTAACTTGAGCGAATTCTTGCTGCTCGACGCTGCCCAAATTAAAACGTTCGATCGCCTGCTGATCGGTTATCTGCCCGGACAGAATCTCTGCAACTGTCGAAATGGTTGGCCAGATTGGCAACTTTGCTGCGTCGTCTTTGCCACGGAATCGGTCGTATAGGCTCATTGATTCAGCTTTTTGATAAGCGTTAGTGAATGTCCAGATGGCATTATTCAGTCCCCAGCAATTCAGGCAGGTTAAAGCTGGCAGAATCAGGCACGACAATAGAAATCTTTGAGCCTGCTGTCGCCACTGTTCCAAAGACTGCGGTGGAAGTTGCGTCAGATCGCCAGACGTTGTAAGTCGCTCCGCGAATCATATTTGCAAACTGGACCTCGCCGCTTGAATCAGACGACACTGTCCTAACAGCGGTGTCTAAAGCCTCTCCTGCAGTCCCCGGCCCTGCTGTTAGCTGAATACTGATGTCAACACCTTGCTCTAAAGCATAATTTTCATCGCGAACAACAAGCACTCCCGTAGAAGTGTCGCTACCTGTTGATGGAGTAATTGTGCTCTGTGCGATGTCTTTGTTTACGGTAGCGTCAGCTGTAACCGTGAGAGTTCCTGTTTCTGACGCATAACCCGCTTTAGTTATTGAGTAATTATAGGTGGCATCGTCTAAAGCAAAGACCGCGTTTCCGCTCGAGTTAGTGCTCGCGACAAACGTGTTAACACCTTCTGTTAATCGCACTTTAGCGTTTTCCAGATTTGCTGGTGTAGACTCAGTGTCTTTCACGTTTACTGTAATAGTTCTTGCACCGGAGCCAGCGACGCCATCAACATCATCGGCAATTGTCTGCAGCGTTTGCAGCGTGACGGCCGACGATACGTCCCCATTGTCGAAGAGATTTTCCCAGTTGCCGGCTACGCGACCGCTGGACGATTCTGTGATGTTGGTGGACAGAATCGATGTCAGATTTGCATCAACCGTTCCTGTTACTGTCGCCTGATCGACATCGTCAACGGTTTTTGTCGTCGTAGTGTCTAAGTCGTAGAACTGGCTGATATTGTCAGCAAGGTTTGACGCTGTCGTTTCTGTAAGCGGAGTTCCGAGCACTTCAGTCAGGTTTGCGTTAAGCTGGCCGGTCACAACTGCAGTTCCGATGTCAGACAAAAGCTTCGAGCTTGCTTGATCATTATTGTCATGCAGTGTTGACCAGTTTTGCGCTAACCGTCCTGATGTGGTTTCTGTAATTGCAGTTCCGAGATACTGAACTACGTTTGCGTCCACAGTACTGCCAAACGTTGCAGTTCCGATGTCGTTCTGCACTTTTGTTGAAGCTGCATCCCCGTTATCGAAAAGCGTGGAGAAGTTGGCAGCCAGCCTTCCTGCCGTCGTCTCAGTAACGTTCGATCCTTTAATTTGTGTGACGTTGGCGTCAATTGATCCACTAACCGTTGCCGACCCGATGTCATCGACGACTTTTGTGGTAGCACTGTTCGAGTTCTCGAAAAAGGTGTCAAAGTTACCAGCAATTCTGCCGCTGGTGGCTTCGGTCAGTGCAGTGCCAAGGATCGATGTGATGTTCGCATCAACGCTGCCACCGCCACTGCTGGCCGCCGCCGTGTCCAGAAGCAGATCAAGTCGCCCGCCGTTAACCCAATCCGTTTGCAGTTCGTTCGTGTCAGCGAGGATGTCATCGACGTTTCCATCAATGGCCGCAATTTCATTATCGATGGTCGTCAACGTCGCCGGGATTGTCGAATTGGTGTCGACCAAAATGTCGTCAACGTTCGAGTCGATGGTCGCCAGCGTGGCGGGCAGTGTGGTTCCGGTGTCAACCAGAATTGCATCAACGTTGGAATCCATCGCTGCAATTTCATTATCGATGGTTGTCAGCGTGGCCGGGATGGTCGTTCCGGTGTCTTCAAGAATGTCGTCAACGTTGCCATCGATCGTTGCAAGTGTCGTTGGCAGTGTGGTTCCGGTGTCTTCAAGAACCAGATCAACGTTGCCATCAATGACCGCGATCTCATTATCGATGGTTGTCAGCGTGGCTGGGATGGTCGTTCCGGTGTCTTCAAGAATGTCGTCAACGTTGCCATCGATCGTTGCCAACGTGGCGGGGAGTGTCGTTCCGGTGTCTTCAAGAACCAGATCAACGTTGCTGTCGATCGTTGCGATTTCGTTATCGATTGTCGTGAGACTCGCTGGAATGGTCGTGCTCGTGTCTTCAAGAATGTCGTCAACGTTGCCATCGATTGTGCTGAGTTGCGTGTCGAGGTTTGCGCTTGCAAGGCCGATGGCACTTCGAACGCCGGCCGCGTCAAGTCCACCACCCGCTGCCGCTGTATCGAGCAGCAGGTCAAGCCGACCCCCATTCACCCAATCTGTCTGCAACTCATTCGTGTCACCGAGCACCAAATCAACGTTACTGTCGATCGTTGCGATTTCGTTGTCGATGGTCGTCAGCGTGGCGGGTAGTGTGGTTCCTGTGTCAACCAGAATGTCTGCAATTTCCGTTGCAATTTCTCCAAACGAGCCTGCGGTGGCGTGTGCTGCTTGTGACTCATCCCAAACCGCATCGGCCGCAGCATTGGCAATCGTCGTCTCTGTCGCTGCGGTGTAGTCAAAGGTCGACGGGTAAACGTTGATCGTATGATTGATCGCGCCGCTTAAAACCATTGTGTACGACACGTGATCGTAATTCGTTTCAGCCTGTGTCGGCACGTACGAATAGACGCCCTGACCCTCGTGTGTCTTCGTGCCAGATCCGGTTGCGAGTGTCCCTCCGTCGCCAAGGACATAGACCGTTGGCGTTCCAGTGGTGACCGCTGTTCCATCGGTCGCTGAGATGCCCTGAAAGCAGATCGTCTGGGAAGCTGTATTCTTAAGCATTTTGGTCTCCGACGCTTAGTCGTTTATTGATGATATCCGGTCATTGGCGGCTGTATAATGTTTTCACTTAACACGACTCGCACTGTGCCGGGAATAAAGACTGATCCGGTGCTGTATGTCACCGTCGCTTGAAGTTCGTCAACTTCAAAATCAGTGTGGTCACTGTCGTTGCTTATTGGCAACAGTTGCATCCGATGCCCGGTCCAGCCCCCGCTGGTATTGTTCCCGGTAATCGTCATCGTTCCGGTGTAATCAGCAAACACTTCAGGCGTCCCCCCCAACGAGACTGTCACATTTGCAATCTCGGCGTTTCCGCTGGTGGTGATCTGAAACTTCATTTGCGGCAGCGGGTCGATGTTTTTGTCATCCTGAATCCGCATCCGGATATGGTACGAGACTGAATCAGCCCCATCGGCTGGGAAGTCTGATGGCAAAGACACTCCGCCAAGGATGCACGCATTCGATTCATCGTCGTCAACTGTGGTTTCGGTCCCGTCCCCACCGATTGCCATATCATCGTGTAAATCATCACCGCCCGGCGTCCAGCTTCCCGTTGATGATATGGTACTGGTTGGATCAATATCAAAAGTCGCCACTAGCCAGCCTCCGCAATTCGTTTTGCCGTACGGGCCGCCCGGATCTCGGCGGCCTTTGCTTGCTCTGCGATCTCTCGTTCACGCCACTCTTGCCGGCATTGCTCCAGCGCAGCCGCCTTCTGTTGCTGCCGCAATTCAAACGACGGCGATGTCAGGCCGTGCTCCTCCAGTACAGACATCACGGAACGGTCGACGTACTGCGTATGCGTCGCGCGGTACAGATTATCTTGATAATACTGCCAGAGATGCTCAATCCATTCCGGCGAGCCAGTGACCTCGCAGCAGTAGTGCGTCAACGTGCCGGCAGCGTCGTAGCATTCGAACGGCAGACAGCAATCGGCCATCACTGACTCGTTGATCGTGCCGTGGAACTCTGCCGCATGCGCTCGCGTCGTCTCAACGGTTGCGGCCGGTGACAGCACCGACATCACGCGCGTTTCCGGCAGCGTAGCCATCAGCACGCCATTCACGGTTGTTTGCTCAAGGATGGCTTGTCGTTCGGCTTCGTTCATTAGTGCGTCGCTTTCAATTCTCGAGAGGCTCAACCGTAATTCGGCGCGGCGTCTGAACCCTTGGTATCGGCACAAACTGGTCGGCGCTCTGCAAGTGCTTCCCATGGATGGTGTCAGACAAGCCGCCACCTGAGCCGTTGCCGAGTTTCGGCGCTGTAATCATGTGCTCCTCAAATTGCATTGTCTCTTGCCGCCAATGACCAACGGGGCCGAACGCATGCCACGGGTCTCCCCTGACATGGCGATAATCCGCGTGCTGCATGTACTGGGTGTAGTGCGTGCCGGCCAGTACATCGTTTTCATCAATTGTTTGCTGTGTCTCAACATGATCGTTCCCCGCTGGGAAAAACCCAGTGACAATTTGCAGCGTGTGGGGAGGCGTTGCACCGACATCGATCACTGGAAATGCCGGGTGCCCCGGGAACTCCGTCTCATACCTTATCGCCAGCCTCCCCGATAAAGGAAGTACAACGCCCTCTGTAGCTTTTGCTGATTCGCCCACCCACAACTCACTCGGAATCGAGACGGCAAAATCGTCCCGGTTCCATTCCGTAATGTCATGCTCCACATCATAGACGCATTCAATTCGCGGCCAGTAACGATTACCAAGCCCATTGTGCCCCCAGTGCATTCCGGCCTCGCCTTTTGGGTACGGCCAGCGGCTTCCAGTGCTTCTGTTTCTGTCTTGTCGGAAATACACATCGACATCAATCTGCTCTGTGCCGGTGTACTCGTAATCTTCCGGGATGGCGATTTCCAATTCTCTCGGCACACCATACATCGTCGATGTCCAGGCTTGCTTCGACAAATCGGGTTCGGCCGTGATTTCTACGTCACCAAGATAAACTCTGTACTTAAACAATCGCGCACCAGATCCAGGCTGTTTTGTGTCAGCCTGGTGTATGCCGCTTAACCTTCGACCATAACGCCCGAAACCCCAGTTTATCGCGCTCACTCTCTCACGGCCCGGCCACGGGCTTACCGTCATTGACGGCCAGTTCATTAATTCATGCCAGTTGTCCCAATCAGTAATGGATGGATTTTCCTCTATTGACCCCCAGTCTGTTGTTTGTAATGCCCAGTATTCCTCTCCCGGGGGCGTCACGTCGCCGTAATAAAAATCACTCGTTGCTTCTGTCCAAATGCGAATCTTTTTGATTCCTTTCGGACGTGTCCAATGATTTAATGGCAGCACGCCGACGAGAAAGTCGCCCGGAATCGCTTCTTTATAGCCACAGTGTTGAACTGTTGCCGCTTTTAGCTGTGCCCCCCAACTAGCTTCTCGCGGAGTCACTCCAGCAAGCTGAACGTTATCTCGATATCGCGAACCGCCCGGCCTCCCGTAAAACTGTGAGCCATAGAAGCTATATTCGACCCAGTTAATTCCGCCGCTGGCCGGGTTGTGGTTATGCCACGACTCTGTTCGTGAATACACTGGCCGACCGTAATGAACCGTCAGAAAAGAGAACGTGTTGTGCTTGAATGCCTGCGTCGTTAATCCGTTGATCCCCGTTTGCTGACCTTTGCCAAACCCGACCCCATTGAAATCGAGTGGCTTGACGAGCCGCGTTGTAAAACGAACTGGTGGAGTTAGCTCAAGCGGATCATTTTGGTTTTCTTGGGACCAACCGTAATAATTCCACGAAAACCCGTAGCCGACGTGCTCCGCCATGTACTTTGCGGTATCGCGCCAAATTCTGGGATAGCTCTGGTGGCCGATATAGCTCCACGGATTAAAAAACCTGTCTTGTTTATGGCCCCATTGGAGTCGTTTACGGTTTAGCCTCCAGTATGCCGTATCCGTAATTGACGGATCGAAGTTCGTGACCGACGCGATCCATGTTTCAACCGGCTCTTTGCAGTGGCAACAGTGTCCGACAAGAGTCATGCTGGCGGGTTCCCCAGTGAATCGCAATCCGCCGCCTCCAGCATCCACTCGCCTTGGGCATACTTAATTCTGATTAAGCTGTATGCTGGAATTTCAATGTTTTCATACCGATGCGTTAAGGTGTGAGTAATGCCTGATCGCTCTAAATTTCCAGTGCTGTTGTTTTTGTTTAAGATCTCAACGGTTGCCAATCTGGGATCAGTAATTCCGTCTGTAGCCGCCGCGATATTCGTGTTTGAAATGGCGTAATGAGACCGAGTTGGCTTGCCGTTCCACTTGCCGCTCGGCAGATTGCCTCCCTTTGATCGACGAAGATAATCCTGTACCGTCTTTACAATTAATGCCATTAAGTCATCTGTAGGCACTGATGGCATTAGAAAACTCCCGGCAATTGAGTCAGATCACCTTCTGGGTAAATTTGAAACTCTAAAAACTCAGCATCTGATGGTGCCGGGTTTACCAGTTTTTTGCCCTCTCCATCTAATGGAACTGGAGAAGTCACGTCTTCGCCTTCGTCGTCTTGGATGTGCTTTCTTTTTGTGTCATCGTCGGGGTCAATCTCCCTTAAACCTGCATCAAGAATCTCAGGACGCCAGCCTTCTTTTTTAATATGAATCTCAAATGAAACCGTGTAATACTTGTAGTTTCCCCGTTTCTTCCAGTCTGACACTTCAACTCGCGTCATTCTTGCCAACCGCTCATCAATTGACAGCCCGCCAATAGTTATTGCAGAGTCGTTAACTGTGTTTTGCAGGCTAAGAATAACATTTGGAATCGTAGTGTAATTTTTTTTGATTTTTGCAATAAGCTGGACTGCATCTCGCTGGACAGGAGGATCAACGAAATAATCCCCCGCTGAATTCATAACGCCATCTCCATCGGCGTCTTTAAAAACCGGCTCCTGATAAATCTCTGAAGACCATGACAGCTTATAAGAGTCGTCTCCGGGGTCTTCTTTTGATTGTTCAGCAACTTTATACCCTGCCGTAACGGTCCACTGCTTCCATCCGGCAACGCACTGCACTTCCAAGGATTGGCAAAACGCTTCGGCGTCTCGCGGATATGCGTCGCCAATTTTTGGCAAATACGCATGACTACCAACATCAAAGACATCTTCAGTCTTTAGCGTTGTCTCAAGCTTAAACACACGGGTGTAGCTCCGAGACCCAAGCTCGTTTTTGCCTTTTCTCGCTTCGTGATCTTCTCCGTGGAAAATAACAGTCATGGTGCGTCTACCACATTTATTTCAACAGGTGTTTTCTGAGCCATCTTTCTTGCGTGTTTAGCCGCCTCTCTTGCCTCTTTAAGCTGCTTCTTCTGAACGGCCAATTGCATTTCCTGAGTCCTTGCTCCTGTGGCTCGAAGGAATGTCATCACGGCCTCTGCAGAGCCTCGCATTTGAGCGCCAGCAGGTGCTGTGCCCACTTCGCCGCCCGGACCCGACCCCGAACCTTCTTCATCACCGTCGCCACCGCCAGTCGGGTCTGCTGGCTTTGTGTCATCTAGTTTTTTCGCGGCAGCTTCATCCTGCATTCTTCGCAGTTCAGTAACTCTGTCTTTAATTTTATCGTCCAGACTGCCCTGCAGGGTTGCCTCTAGATTTCCTACGGTAGATTCAAGTTCTTTTTCCAGCGTTCCTTTTATTCGATCCGGAACCTCAAACGCTTCGTTATCAATTAAGGTTCTTTTAAACCCATCTCCAAAACCTTTTAAGTCTGGTTCGAATTTGCCGGTTTTAATCCACTCAAGTAATGAATCCCAAAGAGCTTTCATATTGTCAATCATATTGCTAAACCCATTAGCAATATACATAAACGCATCAATTAAGAGAGTCGTTGAGTTTCTGCCAAAATACTCAATCGCATACGGAATTACTTCGAGGAAAAAATAGACGACTTTATTGGCAAAGCTCACAATGCCTAAAGCTGCTTTCACAGCAAAGAGGTTAAAAATGCTGCCAGCATTGTCCCAAGTCCATTCCCAAGTAGTTCCTATAATTAAAAGCCATTCGGCTATTTTATTACTTAGCGCGGTCCAATTTTCCTTAACCCAGTCACTCCATCCATTGAAAGATTCCCGCATTGTGTCTAGCGCAATCGTAGCTCCCGGAACAAGTTTATCTCCGAACGTTAACGCTAATCCTTCAAGTGCGGACTTAAACTTTCTCCATGTACCACCAAAGCCGGCATCCATTTTTTTGGCAGTTGCGTCGGCTTCGCCTTCTACTCCACGCAAAGCAGCAACAAGCGCGTCCGTGTCTACGATGTTGTCAGCAAGCCCTGATGTCGCCGTTACTCCACGAAGACCAAAAGCCTCGAAGAACTTCGTCATGCGGTCAGCACTGCCAAGCTCAGATGTTGCCTGAGAGATGTCTCGCATTACTTCAATTAGCGGCCGGGCATTCCCAGCGGCATCTTTAAATGCAATCCCAAAGTTCTTTTCAAGTTTTCTCGCCTGAGTAGCAGAGACAGTGGCCAGCCGGCGAATTGCAGTACCCGCAATAGATCCTTTAAGGCCCATCTGTGCCAAAGTTCCCATCATGGCTGCGGTTTCTTCCAGATCCATCCCCAGATCTCTTGCCGGCTTAGCCGCAAACTTCCACCCTTCAGCCAAATCTTCCACACTGGTCAAGGTTCGATTTGCTACGCCAGTAAACACGTCAGCAACTCTGCCGGCATTTGCAGCCTCAATGCCGAATATTCTCATTGTTGTTGACATTAGCTCTGCAGACAGAGCAGCATCAGTTCCTGTGGCTCGAGCCAGATTCATCACGTCGCTGGTCATCTTGTTGATTTCAGGAACGCTAAACCCGCCTTGCCCCAGCTTTTCCATTAAGTTGGCAACTTCAGTAGCTGTAAAAGAAGTTGTGCGGCCAAGTGTTCTTGCACGCTCACTTAAAGCTGCCAACTCTGCTTCAGTTGCCCTTGCTCTTGCTCCAGCTGCTCTGATGGCGTCATCAAAACCTATTAACTTTGAAAGCGACATGCCGGCAGCAACGACCAGAACCTGACCCATGATCATTCCGGTCGACGCTAAAACACCAGCCATTTTTTTAGCTGCTGTTCCAACCGCGCCAAAGACCGCAGTGGCACGCGAGCCAAATCGCGAAAGCGCAGCTGTGCTTTGTGTGCCAAAAGCCTTGACCATCGTCGTGCCCTTAGCCATTGATTTAGCTAAGTGCATCGTGTTTCCCATCAAGTTAATAACAAGGTTTCCGGCTGTAGCCATTACTCTGACCTAACTTGAGGCGCGATTGCCGAAAGAGACGCGATTGCCTCTTTACCGGAGTTCTTTTTTGGTGGAAGCCACGGCATGCAAATTTTTTCTAAGGCTTCGTCGCTTCCAAAATCCATTTCAAGATACTTTGCAATCATGTACGCGATTAGTCCCAGCATTCGCGGAGTGTGATCAAGGGGCATGACCATGTCGTAAGCTTCCAGTTCCGAAAACTCATCGTGAGTCATGCCTTTCATTACGTCATGCGGAAGCATGCTTCCCACAGATCTGGCTATTTCATGCGCTAGCTGTCCTCTGCGGTCTCTTCGGAGTTTCCCGCCAGCTGCTCTACGTCTTCACTCGACATCCCGCAAAGCTTCTGTGCGACATTGACAATCCGTTCAATAATTTGAATTGACTGTTTACCCAATGCCTCAACGTCTTTCACGGTAAGTATTGGCGCTCCTTCTTCATTACAGACACAAGCAATGACAAGCCTCTCGCGGATTTGCGACAGTTTTCTTTTGCTGCTTTGACCTGAAGAAGTCTGGAACTCTTTTTCAAACCGCGAACGGTCGGCCGCAGACATTCCTTTTACCCAGACTGTTCCTCCAATCTCAGGGATATAAATCTCCTGCTTTGGAATCTCGACTGGCTTAAGAATTTGCTCCCGTGTTAATGACATTGAACAGTCTTTCAGGGTGAAATCGCTGGCAGGCTATTCACGAAAGTAAATCCCTGTGAAAAATAGTCACAGGGACTCACGGCTATTCATCTTCAAGCTCGTCCTCGTCCTCGTCCTCGTCCTCAAGCTCGTCAATAAAGTCAAGCTGCTCTTTCATAATCCGATCGTGGACTTTGCGAAGAGCGCCACGTTGATCTGGGTTCATTGATGCAACTCGATCTTCACACTCTTTGTCAGCACACTCTGCATGCCCGCCATGAGCAAGCTTGTATGCGTCTGGATGTTCGATCACCGTCCCTTCTTTGATCATACGCCGGCCGTTTTCCGTAAAACAGATTTCATCAGGTGCGGTCGGACCAGCTTCCATAGTGTAAAGCAGTTTGCACTTCATTTTTTACTTATCCTTATGTTGGGTAAGTAGGCAAGCCGTCAACTTTCAAGGTTGAAGAGAACTTCAGCCCGTCAGACATTGCAGCTGTCACCTCCCACGACACGCCGGCAGACGTAAATGGCATTTCAGTAGTTGCTGTATCAGCAAAAATAACTTTCCAGTTTTGATCAGCAGGCGCAGCAACCAAATCGCTAATTGCCTGATGTCCTGCAAGGGCTGGGTCATAAAACCCACTGATAGATACTTCACCACCTTCGGAATATCCCGTCTGCCCAAGCAGTTTGCCGACCCCAGAGTCAAGTGTGGTGCAGTCGTATGTTTCTACTTCTCCACCTGAATAGCCGACTTCTGTCAGCTGTGCCACGGCAGTGAAAACACTTGAAAGTTCTTGCTGGAGCACCGTGCCCTTTGAAGCGACTTTTGCCATTAGATCAATCCTTTCGAAATTAAATCGCTGTCATTAACAGCAAGCAAGATGCTTGCTATTACCAAGTGGTCGTGACGGTTTTACCCCATGACCTTTGTACGAATCTTTTTGGTAATTCTCTCTTTTGTTTTCTTAATGAAAACCTTTGACATGTGACTTTTCATTACGGAAATAGCCGCGCCTCGAGAGCTTGCGTAGCCTCTTTTGACCGGCTCTGGCCTTGCCTTGTTTGTCCACATCCGGCCAGTTTCACGGCCTGTTGTGTATTGAACACGATTCATTGTTTTTGTCATTCCGATCCCATACCAGTGGATGTTTCGGTTTGACATGCCGGCTCCGCCGCTTTTGTTGAAGCGTCCGGGGCGGCGCTTTCCGACTCCAAGCCCGACCTTTGCGTAAATCCGAGTGTTTTTCTTTTTTCCTCGAGTAAACCGAGAGGCAACCGTTGCTGCCACGCTGGGGTGGTCACATTCTCTCTTTATAGCCTTTCGAATAACGGCCAGCCCTTTTCTCATGCCTTGAGCAACTGCAGGTCGAGCGCAAGCGCCGTTGATGCGATGCATGTTTTTAATCGTCTCGTCAACACCCCTAATGTTGAAGTATTCTGCTCCTTTAGGCATGTTTTAGTTCGTCTCCTGCCAAATCAAATCCGGACGGTTCAGACACTTCATAAGCATCTGCACCATCTTTGCGAGTTCGTATGCGATAAAAAGTTCTGGCAGTATCCGACCAGTCCCAGGGCGACTCGCCTATTGATAGCGTCTCCACCGTCCATGTGTATGTTTGTCCTTCCACAGTGCGGACGATGATGTCGCCTTTTTGTGGAGGAGCAAGATTTCCAAGGTCTATGACCTTGATTATGAAATCTGCTGCTTCCACGACTTGCTCTTTTTCTCCCACGTCGATTGTAGTTTTAAAAGTGCGGCCCTGAATCGCTCGAGATACAGTTAAAGTGGTCGAATCTCGTGAGTAGGTTATGGGAGCACCATGAATCCTTCTCACGGCATTCATTCCAGCCTTAACTGCATTCTCAAGCGATGTCGTGGGCATTAGCTATTAAGCTTCTACAGCTTCAGTCTGCACAATGGCATCCGTTGTAAAGATCGGCACGCCAAAAGCATCTGATGGGAATGGAGCGGGAGCACCAGTCGTGTTCGTTGCAGTCCTGCTTTGCTGCAAGTCTTTCAACGAAGTGCGATTGCAGACCATAAAGTCTGGTCCTCCTCCAGAAGGAAATTCTGCCAAAAGATCTGAAATCAGATCGTCTGTCAGCGGCTTGCTGTCAGTCGCATTATTTAGATTTGCGATTCGGCCAGCGCTGTACTTACCACCCATCTGGAGTCCGATGTACATGGACGCAGGTGTATAATATACTGGATGGTTAGAGTCATTCGCTTCAGTAACGATAGTGTCGCCAAGTGTAATTCCCCGAGTAAACGGAGTTACAAGACGAACATCGTTAAAGCCGGTTTTGAACGCCCACACAGACGACTGAACGCTGGCTGTTGAGCCGGCAGCGTTGATGACCATGTCATCAGCCAGTGCGTCGTAATCTGTGTTGTCCAGGAATCCGTTAAACCCGGAAGAATCTCCAGGCGACGTTGTTCCGTAGATCACCTGCTGCTCAACCGCAAACAAAGCTGCCGCAAGATGGCGAACCCCTTCGCGAGCAATTAGGTCTTCCGGCCCCTGTCGCCATGCGTTCGCAATGGCATAGTCAACCCTGTAGCTAAAGTCTAATATGGTACAGGTAGCGGTGACTACAGTGTCAGTTGAGTGGTCATAGTCTCGGCCGGCATTTGCCGAACGAAAACCAACGGTTGGAGCACCAGTATATTTGTTATACTTGTGCGTTTCTGATCCGTCTGCGGTGTCACCAATTGGCAGCCGAGCTACCAAAGGTGATCCGTTCAGGACTTCACTCGTCATCGTCTTGTCAACATCAAGAGCGTCAGCGATGAAGTCAGATACGGTGAGCAGGTCATTAGCCACTGTTTAAACTCCTTGGTTTAAGTATGAAAGTCGGGAAAGTTAGTTATTAACTGCTTTGCCCTGAATTCGAATTCGGTTTCGCAAGCTTCTTTCCTGCTGAGGTGGTTGTTCATCATCCTCAGAGAATTCAGCACCTTCTTCATCGCCTCGATCAAGAGATTGAATAACCTCTTCAAGCTCAGCGATTTTTTCGTTCAGGCTTTTGATCTGGGCCTGAAGACTGTCAGCCTGCAACTCCAGCGCTTCCTGGTAGGAAACACCATCGTTAAACCACTTCCAGCCATCTTCAGCACCAAACCGGTCGATGTACCGGTTGGCTTCAGCAGTGAAATCTTCCCGAGTGGGGATCGCCTCATCTGCTGGTGGAGTGTCTGTCGATTCAGACATTTGATCCCCTTTCTCTATTGAGGAGATTGACAAGTTGTGACGCTCAAGAAATCGCGTGACAAAGATCGCAGCGCGATCCGGATCAACGCTAAAACAGGATGCGCAAGGCTTGGCGTCAGAAAGACCTAGCACATATTCCAAAAGCTGCTCACCTTCCTGTGCCGCCTTCTGGCCTCGCTGAAACAACCCTTCCGGGTTTGCAGCAGGAGAATCCACGACATCGCCGGACCTGAGAAATCCAAGCTGAGCATGCAAATAATTGTTTTTGTTATCTTCGTCTGGTGAGACGTAACGGTTGTTGTGAGTGTTCTCCAGCTGATGCAACTCAGCCGCCTCAACATTGTGCTCAAACACAATTGACAGCCCGAAGTCTTCGGGAGTCTCTTCTGCCAGAGTCATCACGTAATCAGCCAGATTGCCGTCTGGAGTGCGGGTTGCGGCTTCTTGAAAATGCAGGTCAGCAATAACCTGCTCGCCAACAACTTTAGCATTGCGAAATCGGCCAAGCTTTTGACCAACTCCATCGCTAGACAAGCCGGGGTGCGTAAATCGAGCTTTGACTCCTCCTGTTTCGGGAGAGTCAATGACAGCCGCGTTAATTGAACCGGCAACATCGCTAAGAAAATCAGCATCAACCCACAGATCGTGGCCTAAAGCTTCTCCTCGAGTAATTACTGACACATCAGTAATTAGGCCGGCACTAAAAACTCCACCTTCGCGAAAGACTCCGGGTTCTCCATGAGAGACGGTTCCCCGAAAATAAATTGGACTCTTGTCAATTCCGTTCATCCGTGCCCTCCTCGTTGTCTTCTTCGGGAGCCTCTTCGGCCTGGTCATCCGGTTCTTCGTCGGGTGCATCGCCCGCGTCATCCGGTTCTGCTGCGACAGGGTCTGCTTTAAATGAAATGTCTACTCCCATTTCGGCAGCAAACTCTTTAGCCCTGGCAATCTGTTTTACGTTGTCTTCAAACTCGCCTCGTCCTCGTTCTTTGCAGACCCGGTAGGGATTATCGAGGCCAGCTCCGATAGCCATCAGGTCTCCCTTAATTTCCTTGGCTGGATCCCACCATGGCATTCCCAGTGCGACCCATTCAAACGGAACGTCGTTAAGGGTCATGCCAGCAGGCAGTCTTAGCTCACCATCTTGTATCCACAGCTGCATTCGCCAAATTGTTATTTTGCGAAGCATCTCACGAACATCATCCCGCTTTGCTCGGCAAGACCGCTCGTACTGCATAAAGGCAGCTTTTGACCCAAAGAAGTTTGTAAAGTCTTCTTTGTAAAACGAAAACGGGATGTCGAGTGCTTTAAGAGCCATCCCTAAGACAAGGTGTAAAAAGTCTTGTGTCGAATGACCCGGATTGTCTGTCGACAAAAATTTTGCGTCATCTCCTGGATCTAACTCGAGCTTTACTGGTCCCTTGCCGAAATCGACATCGTATCCTTCAGAGGTTTTTGTGTGCGTGCCGATTCCGTCCGACGAGCTATCGGTAATGACCATCGCAAAAAGCTGCTCGACTTTTAATTTTGCGAGTGCAAAATCAACTCCTTCGTATATATCCCTAAAAGAATTAAACGCTGCAGCAAGAGGCGAGATGCCACGAACTTGATCAAATCGATCAAAGAACGCATGGTGAATAGCAGCCCCTGCTCGCAAAGTCTTTTGGAACTCGTACTGGCCGGCAGTCGATCGCGTATACAGGCCGTAGGCTAAAGGACGGCCGTCCTTGTTAACTTTAACCCCGTTAAACCAGCGATTGCTTCCCGGCTGGTCATTGTCCATTTGTGGAGGGTTTTGAATTAGATCGCTCTCAACGGCTTGCAGCCTGCCGTTTGCCCTTTTGATTAGCAGGACATCGCCGTCGACTGTACGTCGGCGTTCCGCCATTCGAATTAGCCGGCTAAACGAGTGCCGGCCTGCTGCATCGCAGTTAAAAGGCCGTGACCACTCTTGCATCAACCGCTCAAGCTGCTCATCAAATTCTGCGACTCCAGTTCGGCTCTGGAATTCAAACTGGCTGACGTAATCCAAATGCTTACGCACAGCCCAGGCAACTGTAGAGTAATTTCTGTGCAGGTCGCGGCCGGTGCCAATCAGCGCTTTTCGATCGCGATGCCGCAGGTGGTCCTCTTCGTGCTTGAGGACAGCAGGCGCAGCCTTGCGTTTGCCAGTCGTCTTAATCGCGTCGTAGCCAGTCGCGAAAGACGTTTTAACGCGGTTGGTAAAAGAAGCAAATGCCGCGAGCATCACATGCTTCCCGACATATTAAAGTTAGACCAAGTAGGCTTTGACTGAGCCTGTTCTTGGGCAATTGCAATCTGCCGGCGTAAGTCTGCAAGCTGAGACCGCAAGTCGCGCATGTGACCGAATGTCGTCGACATCCCATCAGTCGCTGACTGCATTACACCAGCGTTTACAATTTCCTCGAGGCTGTCCGCCGCCTCGATCATTTGCTCTAAAGTCTGTGGCATGCCCTAATCATTAGGGTCGCCTACAGCCTTGCAATATGTCACGTCTCGCACTTGCGAGATGTAGGCTTTAAAAAGGTTGTATATCTGTATCTGTATCCACACTCTTTGCAGTTGCAGTAGTTCCACTGCACCATTGTGTATGGAACTCCATCTATCGATCCGTTGATTTCACGTTTTATTACTGAAGAAGTTTTTGTTCGGTCGGTGCAATGGCACTTCGGGCACCATGGCGGTCGCGTCGTAATACACTCGATCCCTGTGGTTTTCTTTTTGCGTCGTGGCATTAAAGGTACTCCACCTTTTTCCGTTTAGGTCTTGCTGGCTCAATTGGCTGCTGTGCTGTCAGCGTGCATCCGAGCATTGATGCTGCTGCATGACATCCCACTAGGCAGTCAAAGTAATGGTTATCCAGCTGACGACTGTTCGCCCACTCGATGACCCGGTTACCACTGGCTACGTCTTCCACTTCTGTCGGCTTTTCTGCTGTCACCTGATCAGCAAACATTTGGTGATGCCGGGGGGTGGCTTTGTACAAGTCTACTGACCCCGAATCATCTGAGGGTGCTTCCAGCCGACGCATCGCAAACGTCTTCCAGTAATTTACGTCCACATGCACAGATCTGGTGTTGTCTCGATTCCGTACAATCTTCCAGTAGGTTCCAAACCTTTCGTTTTGTCTTTGCTTCCCAGAGCACAGCGGTGAGTTGCTTGCTCGAATCCCTCGCCCTTTCGAAGGGATCAGCACCGCCGAAAAGTCCGACCGACGACAAAAAGAACGCACAATTTGAGTGTGTTCACCGTCACCTTCGTCCACGAGCAGCCGCTCAACCTGAAACTCACCGCCGGTTTCACCCTTCCAGTTCTGCATCATGTGTCCAGTGCATTCTTCCATTCCTCGAAGAATAGCCGCCTCCAGGCCATTGCCGGGATAGCGCCTTTGCAGAGTCCGCTTGATTGACGACAAGCGAGAATACCTCGTGCCCTGATCTGGCCAAATCCCATAGTCGATGACCGTGCCGGCAAATCCTTTCCCGAAGGCCATCACCGTCCACCAGAGGCACTTCTGCGAGATGTCGATAAACCCCACCAACCGATCAAACTCTACTGGGACAATCCCCCGCTTCACTTTTGAGGCCTTTGCGCTCAAGTCGTCTGCAGTAATCGAGATGGGGTTTGTTAACGATTCAATGTCTGCCGGCTGGTTCTGGTACTCTGAATTAAACGCTTCTTCGCCAATCTTGAGCTTTAGATTAAACGCATGCTGAATAGCTGAGATCTCATTGTCCTGAAACCTTTCCGGCCATCCAACCTTTGCCCCTTCGTCCATCTGCGTTTGGTTGTTTCGGTAAAACTCATTGGCTGCACTGCCGTCCCCGTCATTCCTTAGCTCGGCTGACCAGATATCTGCGTATTCGTCCCAGAGTTTCGTACACTTTGGCCATTCATACACCAACTGCGTTCGCTCTCCTCTCCACTCTGGGTGTCGCTGCCGATCTAAAATCCTGTCGGCCATGTCGCCGTGGCGAATAACCGTACAGGGCATCACAGCTGCAATCGGCTCTCCTGGCCCCGCCAGCCCCAGCACAGCACCAGACAAAAGCCTTTCTCGGTAATCGTTCTGGCTTACAGACCTTGCGCTGTCGTCGGTCTGAGGGTCGTCTACGACAACAAGGTCTGGGCGAATTGAGTGGCCATCAGGAGTCTTAGACTGCATCCCACGAAGACGACCTGTAAGGCCAACAACCCGCAATGTTGCACCACTTGCTTTACTGCCGTTAACGGTAGGCAGCACGACGCGATCTGATGTCCAACTCATCTGAGTTCGCTCGCCGTTACATGTCTGCCCGTTACACCGGTGTGCAATCCCCTCAAGCTGCCGAATCGGGAAGATTACTTCGGGAAAGTCTTCCAAAAGAGACTCATTGTTTTCCATGTCAGTGCGAACAGCGTCCAGCAACTCAAGTGCTGCCGTTGCCTCCGCACCTACAAGAACAACAAATGATCGGTGAGCATAAAGCAACGCCCATTCGCAGGCGATGTAGCACATGGTGGTCTTGCCAGAGCCTCGAGGCATTGCGAGTGCAAACTGCCCTCCCTCGAGGATTGCCGCTTCCAGCTTTGCAATTGCCTTCAGGTGATCTTCAGACCACTTACGATGAAACAAGTCTGGGTGATATTGCTCAAAGAAAAGCCGCAAGTTCTTCTGGCATTTCTCTCGGCGATCGTTGTTGACGACATCGGGTATGTCCCCGATGTCGCGTCCGGCCGCAGACATTCTCCGAGACTTTTCAGCCCGGAGAAGATTGTCTGCTGTGTATTGTGTTCCTTCTGCGACCGTTCCTGCCATTTAATCTCCAGCCGTTTCCTTTGGAGCGGCAATCTTCGCAGGCCGTGGCGCAACAGCCGCCGGCTCGAGTACCGCAAGAGCTTCCTTGATTATCGCACGGTTGTGAGGTTTGCGCCGCGTGGCGACATCAGTCATCACAATGATTGCGTCAGCTTTGGTCATTTCTGTGCTCCGAGGTTTGAAGTAAAGGCAGGTCGAAAAGCATCGGTCAGTCTAACCCATTTCAGGTGTTTTACCCAGATTACCTGAATCATCCAAGCTGCCAGCAAATGCAGATGGCGAAGGTTAAATATATTAGACAACCTAACCCCTTATAGTGCAACAATTTGTGACTATACTTTTTCAAAACAGAAAGG